AATGGCATTATAACCGGAGATTGTGTTTTTAATGGTTATTCTATAGGTGGTGGTACTATAACCGGAGATTGTGTTTTTAATGATTATTCTTACAATAATGGCATTATAACCGGAGATTGTGTTTTTAATGGTTATTCTATAGGTGGTGGTACTATAACCGGAGATTGTGTTTTTAATCATAGTTCTAGTAATTATGGAACAACAATCTATGGTAATGCCACATTTAAACACGCTAGTTATAATAAGAATGATGGGGCGTATGTAATAACAGGAACTGAATCTTATTCTCAAAGAGATACTTGGCCATTACCACGCGGTATTAATAGATCAAATATTTTAGGATTAATTTAATATGAGCGCAAAACTATATGATTTCTCTATTGAACAAGGAACATCCTTTAGATTATCTTTAATATATAAAGATAGCAATGGAGACGTTATTGATCTCACTAATTATTGTGCTAGATTAACTATGAAAACTGGAAATAATGAGTATAAAACTTTTAGTAGTTTAAATACTAATTTTAGTGAGTATAAATTTACTATTGATGGACCTCAAGGAACCATAACATTACTGATCCCGGCCACAACTACTAATAACTATAATTTCAATAGTGCCAAATATGATTTAGAATTACAAAGTGATCAAGATTTATATAGTGGTGGTGGCAAACTCACAATAAGAGTATTATATGGTACAATAACCATAGTTAAAAGATTTAGCCAATCATCTATTATACTAGATTGTTCATTATGAGTTGTTTTGATGTTAAAATTTTAGATCCTGATATTAACACCATAACTATTGAAAGTTGTATTGGTGATCAACCAGCGTCTATAGAGGTTATCACTTATAATAATACGAATATTTTAGAAGTTAATAGTTGTGTTGCATTATTACCATCTGATATTAATGATTTAATACCGGTTAAAGATATATTACCAGGAAGCGGAATAGGTATAGTATCAACTAGTGGAATTTATACTATATCATTAAATGATCCTAATTTAACATCTAGTGATATAATTGATTTTTTAGAGAGTGTTCAGGATATTATTGGGCAGAGTGGACTGTATGCGGGAAATTACATTAATTTAAGTTATAATGATACTACAGGCTTTACCACAATATCAGTCACAGGATTACAGCCGAGTGGTAATTATAGCGTGGTCGGTCATACTCATATAAGTTCTAATATTACTGACTTTAATAGCTCCGTTAGTGGACTGTTACCAATTAAAAATATAACCGCTGGCAGTGGAATAGGAATATCTTCAGTTTCTGGAGATTATATAGTTAGTGTAACAGGAACTTTTGGACTAACTAGTGAAGAGGTCGATGATAGGGTTAGTAAATTATTAATAGCTGATAATTATGTTAACTTAAACTATGATGATATTGCTAATAGTTTAACAATCAGTGTAACAGGATTACAGCCAAGTGGCAATTATAGTTTAGCTGGTCATACGCACTTTAGTAGTGATATTACCGACTTTAGTAGTTCTGTAAGTGGACTATTGCCACCATCAAATTTTACATCACTAATAGGAGTTAGTGGCATAACAGTTAGTAATAGTGGAACAAATTATACTGTTAGTTTAACTGATCCAACAATACAACTAGCAGATATCACAGATTTGTCATCTAATAGTAGAACTTTCCTATTAACTCCATCTAGTTCCAATTTAGCCACCCTCATTACTGATGAAACTGGTTCTGGATTTTTGGTTTTTAATAATAGTCCAACATTAAGTGGAATACCTACAGCACCAACCGCACCAAGTGGAACCAATAATACTCAAATTGCTAATACAGCATTTGTACGAACAGAAATTAGTAATCTCATTAACTCTGCACCGAGTACACTAGATACACTAAATGAATTAGCCTCTGCTCTTGGTAATGATCCTAATTTTGCAACTAGTGTAACTAATAGTTTAGCATCTAAGGCCGCCCTTGCTGGAGCAATTTTTACTGGGCCAGTAACTATTCCAAGTGGAACTGGTAATTTTAATAGTTTAACTGTGAATGGAATAGGAATAAGTTTAAGTGGTCATTCTCATACCATAGCCGATATAATAAACTTTAATAGTGGAGTAAGTGGTTTATTACCAAATATAACCGGTATCAATTATATAATATCAAACTTTTCTGATAATATTTATTCTATTGGTGTTACTGGCTTACAACCTAGTGGAAATTATAGTGTTGTTGGCCACACTCACTCTAGTTTAGATATAACAAATTTTAATTCTAGTGTTAGTGGCTTATTACCAACTGTTACTGGAATTGATCAAGTAACCTCCAAATTTACCAATAATACTTACACTATTTCTGTAACAGGACTACAGCCGAGCGGGAATTATAGTGTGGTTGGCCACGCTCACATAACCAGCGATATAACAAACTTTAGTAGCGGTGTGAGCGGACTACTTCCCGGCGTTAGTGGCTCTGGCTATGCTGTCTCAAACTTTGCTAACAACATTTATACTATTAGTGTAACAGGACTACAGCCAAGTGGTAATTATAGTGCTGTTGGACATAATCACACTATTAGTGATATTACTAATTTCTCTAGTGGAGTAAAAAATATAGTATCAACCACATTAGTAGCTGGTACCGGAATAGTATTTGATGAAAATTTAATTAATAATACATTTACTATTAGTACAACTGGATTACAACCTAGCGGAAATTATAGTATTGTTGGACATGTTCATACATCTAGCGATATTACTAATTTTGATAATAGTGTAAGTGGATTATTGCCAGTAAAAAATATATCTGCTGGAAGTGGTATAGGAGTAACCTCATTATCTGGTGATTATACAGTGAGTGTAACTGGGACATTTGGTTTAACTAGTGAAGAAGTTGACGATAGAATATCATCATTATTAATTGCTGGTAATTATATTAATCTCAATTATAATGATAATCTAAATAGTTTGACTATTAGCACAACTGGACTACAGCCTAGCGGAAACTACAGTTTAGTTGGTCATACACACGTTAGTAGTGAAATTACAAATTTCAATAGTAGTGTTAGTGGACTATTACCAAGTATTACTGGTTCTGGCTATATTACTTCTAACTTTAGTAATAATATCTATAATCTTAGTGTAACCGGATTACAACCTAGCGGAAACTATAGTTTAATAGGACATAATCATTCTAGTAGTGAAATTACTGATTTTAATACCTCTGTTAGTGGATTGTTACCAGTGACAAATATAATAGCTGGTTCTAATATTGGAGTTTCACAATCTGGAACAGTATTTACTATTGCGGTAACCGGTCTAACGGCAGAAGATGTCGATGATAGAGTAGCAAACTTATTAATAGCTGGTACTGGTATAAGCTTAAATTATAATGATAATGCAAATACTTTGACAGTAAACACTACAACAAATATTATTAATAGTTCTAATTTATATTTATGGTCATCTTTTAGGTAAGGAGAAATTTATGGCTCTTAATCCAGCGTTTGCTGTTACACCAAGAATAGGTAGTGTTGCATTGTCATCCTCTGCTGATACATCTTATACATCTCCCACAAATACCGTAACTGTAATCACGGGAGCCTCTTCTGGTACTCGTATAGCTGAAGTAGTTGTGCAAATGACAAATACCGTGGCTAGTGCCACAATGGTTAGATTATTCTTAAATGATGGTTCTAGTAATTTTTTATTTGATGAGATTGCTATACCTGCTGCAACAGGATCTCAGAGTGTTAAGCAAACAAGGGTGGCTACTATTTACAATAATCTAATATTACCATCATCTTCTTGGACTCTAAGGGCCACTGTTCATACTGTTAATGCAGGAGTAGTAACCGCTCTTGGCGCAGATTTATGAATAACGGCATATTGAGTCAATCATTAGATCAAGGTATAACTCTTCCATTTCCTATGCAGGAACAAAGATCAGTTATAGTTAATACATATGGAATTCAATCATTATCTCGTCAACCCAATCAAATATCTAATCTTTTAGCATGGTATGATGCAGCAGATTTGAAGACTCTATTTATTAATAGCAATGGTACCAATCCTGTTAGCTCTAATAATAATCCTATTGGTTGTTGGTTAGACAAAGGACCATCAAGATTTCATATGACTCAATCTACTAATAATAATAGACCAATTTTGAATATTTCTCCACAATCTGTTAATAGATTACCATCAGTATTATTTGATGGAATCAATGATTTTTTATTTAATTCTATACCATTTGTTCTTAATACATTATTAACAATATCTTTTGTTGTTCAAAGACAATCAGATACCGTGGCTCCTCATGTTGCGCCAATTATAACCTGTGGCCGTGCTGGATCATCAGACAATTTGCTAGAAATATCTTTAAGAAATACATACGCCACGGCTGGTACAGAAAATGATCTTAGAGGAGGCGGCATGAGACGTAATGGAAGACAATCAGTAAGTACTGGAAATGCACCAACATCTTTTATGATTGGTTCTTCAACATGGGGTATTAGAACCATAGCAAATCTATCAGATGGTACCATACTTGGAGCATTAAGAGATAGTTCTGGAGATATCGGTTTTACATGTTGCGGAAACTTTTTTTTACCAGGAAGAATATGCGAACTAATTATTCATAGTAGAATATTAACTATATCAGAAAGAATATCTTTAGAAGTTTATTTATCCAATAAGTGGAATATAGGTATTACATTATGAATAGATTTTTCAGAGCTTATGAATCGGAATATAATAGGATGTTGTCTCTATTTAATGAGTATTTAAGTTTGCCATCTAATGGTCAGGAAAACGCTTTTGATACAATAGAATACGCAAAAAAAGATTCTAATAATAGATATTATGTTGCTATTTCTACAGAAGATATTTCGTATGATATTATAAAAAATATTTTAGACGATTTGTTAAATAAAAATGAAATAGAAGAAATAGATCAAACAGCTTATATATTACTAACAAGAAATATTCCAAATAATTATGACAATACGCATTAATCGTAATAAACTATTTAAAAATAAATGTTTATTAAAAATTGATAAAAGTATTATACCAAATCATATCAATTCTTTTACAGCTAATAAATTACTTAATAAAAATCCTAACACTAGTAGTTTAATATATTCCTCGCAGGATCCTTATTTTAATGGTTTGGGTAAATTTATCAGAAATCCAAATTGTTGGCTAAATGGTGTTACAAATATTAGTTGCTTTAGTCCTGCTCAACTTAGCGGTGCTAATTGGTGGCAAAGAGCAGGAACATTAATCACCCGTAAACATGTATTATTTGCTGCTCATTTTCAAACAAGCGTGATTCCCGGTGGTACTCCTTTGGTTTTTGTAGATGATAATAATAATGTTATACGTAGAAATATTATACAATATGGGCTTGATCGTGATAGTGGTGGTATATATGGAACCGACATATCTATAGCCCTACTAGATAGTGAGGTGCCAAGCAATATTAAAATTGCTAAAGTACTACCGACTAATTTCAAAAATTATATAAATGTAAATATTATTAATTCTATATACGATCAATATGCTCCGCCAGATACTAATACTTTTACTAATATTCCATTTTTATATGCTGTAGGATTAAATCAGAATGAAAAAGCTATTCTTAAATTATGGACAAGCTGTAATCTATGGTCTGCCGGTAGTGGAGGATTTTCAAATTTATTATGGTATTTATCAGCTAGTACCACAAATATAGATCCTAATGGATCTTATGCGCTTATGAATCCGCAGCCTCAACAATTTGCTGCGTGGAGTGATAATATAGTAATTGGAGATAGTGGTAGTCCTTTATTTATTATAATAGATAATGAATTAGTAGTTTTGACAACATGGCTAACTCCAACATCTGGGCCCTTTATTACTAATAGATATAATCAAGTAAATAATATTATAGAAAGTTTATCCCCAGGACAAGGATATAGTTTAACTCCAATAGATCTAAGTGCAATCTATTCTAAATATGCATAATTGGTGTATAAGTATATTACTAAATATTAATAATGATCTTTTAGTGTAATATTAAATATTCTCTTTATAATATAACTATATTTAATAATGTTTAAAGTTTGTACTCAGTGTAAAATACCTAAAGACTTAGCAGATTTCCCAAATTATAAAATGGGAAAATATGGAAAATTATCTAAATGCAGAACGTGTGATAAAATTAATCAAAGAATATGCAGCCATTATGGTGGGATCAGAATATAGCAAAATCAGATTCTGTTCTGGTGTAAATATAGTCTGGAGTATTAATTATGAAATATAAGCCAGGTTGGAAGACTTCAGAATTTTATTTCACACTAGTAAGTTTTTTATTTAGTGGCGCTTATTTACTAGGATTATTAGAGAGCGTCTCTCAAAAAGATGATCTTATAAGCGAAACTAATAAAGGTTTAGAAGCACTCATACTCATTATGGGACAATTAGCAGTACTATTTAGATATATTAAGGGGCGCACAGAAATTAAAAAAGCCTGGTGGACTACTGCTAGTCCAGAAGAACGAAAAATAGTTAATGAGCGTAATATAAAAGGAGCTAAAAATGTCAAACCAAGAACTAATAAAAAACGAAGTAGAAAAACTAATAGTTAATACTAAAGATAGTATTGGTTATGTTAAAAAATTTGCATTAAATGAAGCATGGAAACTATTACAATTAAATACAGCAACGATTGTACAAATCATAGAAGCTATTGGTAATGATCTTAGTAGTCCCAAAAAAAAGGACTTAGCAATGGAGTTGCTTAATAGGTTCTATGATAAAATTTTTATTGTAGTTGACATTCCCTTTGTACCGAGCATAATTGAACCTATTATACATAGGTACATCAAAAGTATTCTCATGATCATGGTGAGTGCCACAATTGATGCTACTGTTACCATTTTTAGAAATACGGGCGTTTTCATTAAAAAAGAGGCAGGTTTATGAATTACACAGAAAGTTTCGGTGAATTTGCTAGCAAAGTAACTCCAACGGATCTTGCGTTATATGCTGGTGCTGGTTTGGTACTATGGGTATTGTTTAAAGAAAAACTTAGTCCCGTACAAGAATTTTTAGGTGGACTGGTAGAAAAAGTAAAAGGTGTACTATCATCTAATAAAACACCAACAGTACCAGTATTTCAACCAAGCGTTCCTGTTCTAGAAACAACAGATAAAGAAGATGTCTTTTTTAAGTTGGTTGTGAGTTGGAAACAAACACGAGATTTGGCTGTTGCTAGTGGATGCGATGAGGCTGTCAAAGTGGCCGATCAAATGTTTCCATATTTAAGTCCGGTAGTTTGTGGAAAGGAAAAAGTATGAACTCGAAAACATTACTATTGTTAATTGCGGCGTGTCTAATCGCAGTAGGATTATTTAAACCTAGTTTACCCACGCTAGATAATACTGATTATGCTGTCGGTTCTGTAAATGTTGTTAAGCCATCTAATAAAGAACTATTGGATGAGTGTGAATCTGTTACCAAAGCTCTAAAAAGTGGACCATCTAGTAGAAAGGTTGATGGTAAAAGATTAGCCTCTTTATATTTGGATCTTGCTACTCTAGTTAGTTTGGATGGTGAAGATTGTATTATTAAAAATACAGAAGAAATTCGTCAAGCTAACAGATTGGCCGGAATTATGCTTAAATTGGATATGAAAGGCAAGTATGAGAATCTCGCAGAAGCCGGAACTAATCTCATTAAAGCCGCTATAGGTGACGATAGTGTATTATTAGATGATAGCCTAAGAGAAAAAGCGGTTGAAGGTTTTAATGCTCTCGCTTGGGCATGCTATATGGGATCTCAATAATAAAATGAAAAACTGTAATAAGTGCAAGTTATCTCAAGAAGATACTAATTTTTATAAGGATAAGACCAGACATGATGGGTTGGAATACATATGTAAATCTTGTGCTCAGAAAAAAAAACAAAAATATAAATCTCATAATTATGAAATTTTACAAAAAAAAGCACTAAATTACTCCAGAAGACCAGATATTAAAATAAAAAGCAGGCTAAGAAAAAAAGAAAGACTTAAAACAGATATAAGTTATAGAATGTCAGAAAATATTAGACGCAGAATTAATTTAGCTCTACACGGAAAAAATAAATCTAAATCTACATTAGATATGCTTGGTTGTTCAATAGATTTTCTTAAACAATATATATCTAATAAATTTGATAAAAATATGAGTTGGGATAATTATGGATTATATGGTTGGCACATAGATCATATCATACCATTATCATCAGCAAAAAATAAAGAAGAATTAGAAAAATTATGTCACTATTCAAATCTGCAACCACTGTGGGCAAAAGACAATTTACAAAAAAGCAATAAAATAAAGGCATAATTATGGCTAGATTAACATCTCAACAATTATATGAAAAATATAAAAATGGATTTAGTGGTTGTATATATGAACCCCATGTTTATGATTTATTTATGGAAAATGCTAAATATGCTTATTTTAGCGATGGTGCTAAAAAAATAAAAAATAGTGGTAAGGGATTATTAAGCAGGCCATACTTATCATATTTAAAATTTGATCAAGAAGCATTCACTGAAAGACAAACTTTAGGAGATTGTACTAGTCATAGTACAAGGAACGCGTGTGATATAAGCAGAGCCGTAGAAATCGATATTAAAAAAGAAAAAGAAGGATGGGTTGCAAGAGGGGCAACAGAAGCTATCTATGGTCAAAGAGGTCACGGAGGAGAAGGTTCTAGTTGTGCTAGAACAGTAGAATTTGTTACTAAAATTGGTGGTATTATAGCAAGAAAAAATTATCCTGGAATTGCAGATTTTAGTAAATATAATGGGAGCATGGGGGGTAAGTGGGGATCGAGAGGGTTGCCAGATAAGGTTTTAGATTTGGCTAATGATTATCAGATGAAAACCGCTAGTCAGATTAGAACCATAGAAGAAGCACGAGATGCTCTTGCTAATGGTTATGGTATAACAGTATGTAGTGATCAAGGATTTAGTAGTGTTAGAGATAAAAAAGGATTTGCAAAACCACAAGGCTCATGGGCGCATGCGATGTGTTGGGCTGCTTGTGATGATACTGGTAACGATATGAGTTTTTTAATATGTAATAGTTGGGGTAAGTGGAATGATGGTGGGCATCCAGAATGGGGTCAATTACCAAATGGTTCATTTTTAATTCATAGTGATATCGCAGAAAGAATGATTAAACAAAATGGAGCATTCGCAATTAGTAACTTCGACGGTTTCCCACTGCAAAAATTACCAGATTACGGATTCGATTACTTATAAGGAGATTTTATGAAACTATTAGACAGAATAGCTCTTCAAAGATTAATCTCTATGCTATTAACTTTTATACTAGCTGTACTAAAGATGTTTGCTCCAAAAACTATTGAAGATGATTCTTCTGTAGAAGATGATAAAAGGTGGCGCCCAAGATGGAGACGTAAGAAAAAATGAAAACACTATCTTTTGTACTATTAGCCTCGGTATTAATTTTTGGTAGTCAATATACCGGCTCCACACTATCCTCTGTTGTTTTGAGTGGCGGTATAATCAAAGCACAAAATAGTCCAGTAGATCACAAATATGCTAGAAAAAATTGTCCTATTTGTAAAGGTACTGGTAAGTATCTTAGTGGCGACGGTATAAAAATGGTGGATTGTGGATACTGTGAACCACCAAAAACTCAAAATATTACCCACCCACAGTCGGTTATAAAACAGATTCCACAATGTAATGATACCCAGTGTGATATTCCTAAAGCTTATCAAACTTCTCCTCCTAGAAAAATATATTACCCACAGAGAGTTTATAAGAGATGAATAATATTGAATTAAAAAATATAGCCACAAAAATACTTCATAAAACTAATATTTCGGAAGATCAAAAGTTTGGTAGTGTTATTGCCATATTAATGATTATTAGTATAGTATTAACTCTTGTAAGAATATTACAAGAATGTAATAAAAATAAATTAAGCTCAGATTGTTCAGCAGAACAGAAGTACGGTCTTTATGGTGAAAATATTAAGTCGTATAGTAGTCGTCGGGGATGGTTTACTAAAATGAGAATCAAAAAAGTTCTTCGTCGTGAACTAAGTCCAGAAGACTACCAAAAATATAGTTTCCAGCTATTAAATGCTATATTAGATAGTGGAGAAAATGTAACTCAAGAAGAAGTAATAACCCTAGTGGAGAATGCCCATGTTTGATATTATAGTATGGTGTGTATATGGTTTATTTGTGGGTTCCATAGCCAAGAGCATAGTACCTGGTGAAGAAAATTTTGGCTTTGTGAAAACTGTTGCTTTAGGCGTAATTGGTTCGTATACTGGTGGAGCCATACTATACCTATTAGGGTCATATAGTTCAGTATCTCCTGCTGGTATTTTTATGGGTATTGCTGGATCAATAGTATCACTAATAGTATATAATAAATTAGTGTTAAAATGAGATGCTGCGGGCCTATTGATAGAAGATCTTTTCTAGAAATTGGTTCTTTAGGATTTGCTGGATTGACATTATCGGATATGATCCAACTACAAGCAGTAGAACCCAAACCTAGAAAGTCTTTGATTTTTATATGGTTACCCGGTGGTGTTTCTCAGTTAGAAACGTATGATCTTAAACCGCAAGCGCCAGACGAATATAGAGGTCTATTAAAACCAATTAATACTAATATTAATGGTATACAAATAAGTGAACTATTTCCAAAGCAATCCAAGATTGCAGACAAGTTTACTATTATTCGCTCAATGAGTCATTCTTTTACCGATCATGGTGGCGGCTCTAAAAGAGTTATGATGGCTAGAAGACCAGCAACACCAACAGGAACTATTAATGACCACCCGTCAACCTGTTCAATGATAAATAGATTTACAGAAAAAAATAATACATCATCTATACCTAATAGTATTATTTTAGGAGATAGTGGAGCAACCAAACCCGATAGCATAGCTTTGGGCGCAGCATATCTAGGACCACAGTATACCCCATTTGAAGTTGATGGGGATCCATCAAAACATAATTTTAAAGTTAATTCATTATCCCTAAGCATGGGTTTAACTTCTGAAAGACTAGATAATAGAATGAATTTACTCAAATCTATAGATAAAGTTGATCGCTCAATAGATTTAACAAAATCGATGTCTACTATGGATAAGTTTCATGATCAGGCACAAAATTTATTATTTAGTTCCTCTGTGAAAGCTGCGTTTGATGTTTCTCTAGAAAAAGAAAATATAAGATTAAAGTATGGTCAACACGCCTGGGGACAAAGAGCTTTAATGGCAAGACGATTAATCGAAGCTGGATGCGGTAGTGTTATTGTTACTATGAGTAATCCTAGTGTATCTATTAAACCGCCGACAGATAATACTTATTATAACTGGGATTGTCATGCTGTTAATACTCATTTATTTGATGATATGAAATTTAGAGCGCCATTATATGACGAAGCCATAGCTGCTCTAATAGAAGATGTTTATGATAGAGGATTAGATAAGGATGTTATGATTGTAGTAATGGGTGAATTTGGACACACTCCAAAATTAGAATATAAATCTGGTAAAGGTGGAAAAATTTGGCCGGGCAGAGATCATTGGTCAAAAGCATATTCAATTCTTGTTTCTGGTGGTGGCTTTAAAATGGGTCAGGTTATTGGCAAGTCTGATGACAAGGGAGCTTTTGTTGAAGATAGAATGATATTACCAGAAGATTTATGGACTACAATATTTTATCATATGAATATTAATCCAAAAAGTATTATCCATGATTTTACTGGTCGACCAATACCACTTTTACCAGAAGGTAATCTTATAAAGGAATTAATATAATCATGAGTATTATTCTACCAACAATAACAAATAGAAGAAATTATATAAAAGGATTAACTCTTGGTGCAGGAGCTATTATTCTACAGCCTTTTTTAGATTCCTTAGCATCTCAAGCTAATGGAGAAAAATCTCCCCCCTCGTATAATATTTTTTATTGAATCCAATGGACTATATCCCCGTCATATACAGCCAAAAGAAATAAAAACTACTAGTGAATCTAATATAATTGATAAATCTTTGAATGAATTAGAATTACCAGATGCTATAGCGCCACTTAATCCATTAAAGGAAAAAATGTGTATAATACAAAAACTATCACATAAAGTCTCTGGTGGCGGAGACCATGGAAAAGGATATGGCGGATTAGGATGTTTTCATTGGAGAAAAGATGTTGCTGGTCAAACTATAGATCATGCACTAGCTGAATCTGTTAAAAGTATAATCCCAGTATTAGGTTTAGCTATACCTCCACAATCATCTGCAATTTTTGTTCAAAGTGTATCAGCTATTGGATATAAAAAACCGCTATCAATGATTTGTCAACCAAATGTTGCTTTTCAAACATTATTTGGTAGTGTAGCAGAGGGCGATGCGGGTAAAATATATAATGCTAGAAATAAACTACTAGACTATATTAAAACAGATATAAATAGAGTACGCAATAGTTTACCATCAATGGATAAGATTAAATTAGATAATTATTTACAATCATTTGATGAGATTTTATATAGACAAAATGAAACTATTAAAATTCAGGATAAGATTAGACGAAACCAACCAATAACAGATAAATTTCATAGTGAATTAAATATCGATAGATTTGAATCTCAGTGTGATATTTTAGTGTCAGCTCTTATTAGTGGACTAACAAATATAGTTACTTTAGATGCTGCTGGTGGAATTCAACAATATCATACATGGAAATCTTTAGGTATTGATATTGATGGTCATGCTATTGGTCATATGAATGGACCAGATAATTTATCTGTACCAATTCGTAAATATCATGCTGAAAGAGTATTAGATATTGCTAATAGACTCGATTCTATTAAAGAGGGCGATGGTACAATGCTTGATAATAGTCTTATAGTTTGGATGAGCGACTCTGGTGAGGGTCATCATGGTTTTTGTGCCGAATGGCCTATTGTATTGATAGGTAATTTAGGCGGCAGACTAAAAACCGATGGTAGATTTTTACAATATCCAGCTTATGGTAGTACCGGCAACAGAACCATTCGCAATCTCTATCTATCGCTGCTACATGCTGTTGGAGATAACAGAGAAAAATTTGGAGAGCTTGATTTAGAAATGGCAGCAGCCGAACAGTCTGGTCCATTAACAGAAATACTATAATTGTGTCTTGACTCTGTGAACTGTTGGCATATAATAGTTGTATGAACAGACCATCGTGGACAGATTATTTTTTAGGTTTAGCAAAAGTTGTTTCTCAACGTAGTCATGATGAGCAAACTCAGCATGGTTGTGTGATCACAGATTCTCATAATCGTATTCTAGGAGTAGGATACAATGGATTTCCAAGAGGATTAGATGATTCAAAACTACCCAAAACTAGACCAGAAAAATATCCTTGGATGATTCATGCCGAAAGAAATGCTCTTTCTAATTGTATAGTTAGGCCGGATAATGGCATAGCATATGTAACTGGTCAAAGCTGCAACGACTGTATAATGGCTTTATGGCAAGAAGGAGTTTCTACGGTTGTTATGACAAAAGATCATGGAACCCATCTATTCGATCAAAAAGCAAAAGACAGATTTGATACTTTTGTCTCAATGAGCGGAATCAAAATTTTATATATCGATCCAGACCTTTCGTGGCTGAAACAATTGTGTGGTGTATTATAATGTACAAGATAGCATTTTATATTAGCATAGGAATCTATTTTTATCAACGATGGTTCACACAAAATCCCGAAATGATAAACTATTCTTTTCATGGCCTAGTCTTATTTGGCCTTCTTACTTTAATAGATACAGATAAATAGGAGATAATATGTCCGCTCTTCAAGAACTGCAAAATTATACTTTCGTTAGCAAATATGCTCGTTGGCTAGAAGATAAAAATCGCAGGGAAACTTGGAAAGAAGCGGTCGAAAGAGTTAAAAACATGATGCATACAAAGTATGCTGATTTTGGTATAACAGACCAAATCAATTGGGCATACGATATGATGTATAAAAAGAAAGTATTAGGATCTCAAAGAGCATTACAGTTTGGTGGAGATCCAATACTAAAAAGAAATAGTAAAATTTTTAATTGTACAGCAAGTTATTGTGATCGTTTAAGATTTTTCCAAGAATGTTTTTGGCTATTGTTGTGTGGTAGTGGCACAGGATTTAGTGTACAAAAGCACCATGTATCAAAACTACCTTCGCTAGAACACAATCCAGAACCAGAAACAGCCACAAAATATGTTATCGATGACAGTATCGAAGGATGGGCTGATGCTCTAGGTGTCTTATTAAGCAGCTATTCTAGCAAGCCTGTAGAAGAATTTAAGCAATATAAGAATACTCATGTGGTTTTTGATTATTCAAATATTAGAGCAAAAGGATCGTCGCTGGCTAGTGGGGTTGGTAAAGCCCCCGGTTATGAACCACTAGCAAACGGCCTAGAAAAAATAAGAGCACTACTAGATCGTTGTATTAGAAATGGTCAGAAAAAATTAAGACCAATTGATGCTTATGATATTGTTATGCACAGTAGTGATGCTGTATTAAGTGGCGGTGTTAGAAGATCTGCTAGTTTAGCATTATTTAGTCCAGAAGATGAAGAGATGGCTAAGGCAAAAACGGGTAACTGGTTTATAGAGAATCCTCAAAGAGCCCGAAGTAATAATTCTGCATTATTATTAAAAGAACAAACAACATTTGAAGAGTTCCAAATTTTAATGGAAAGCGTTAAAGAGTTTGGTGAGCCAGGATTTATTTGGGCAGAATCAACAGAAATGGTATTCAATCCGTGTGTCGAGGTTAACCTATATCCTGTTGATATTGATAGTGGCGCTAGTGGATGGCAAGGATGTAATTTGAGCACTATCAACTGTTCTTCATTAGAAGATGAAAATGATTTTTATGAAAGATGCAAAGCCGCTGCTATAATAGGTACTTTACAAGCCGGGTTTACAAATTTAGATTATCTTGGTAAAATATCAGAAAAGATTTTTTGTAAAGAATCATTATTGGGAGTATCAATGACAGGTATTATGGAGAAACATGATTTGATATTGTCAGAAAAGGTACTCAAAACTGGTGCTAAAGTTGCAGTAGAAACTAATAAAGAAATAGCTAAAAAAATTGGCATAAACCAAGCAGCACGGGTGACTTGCTTGAAGCCAGAAGGAACCGCAAGTTCTATGCTAGGTACTTCATCCGGTATCCACCCACACCATGCTAAACGATATATACGCCATGTACAGGCCAATATTTTAGAGGCGCCCTACCAGCACTTTAAGAAAATAAATCCGCAGTCATGCGAAAAATCATCGTGGTCTGCCAATAATACCGATGAGGTTATAAAATTTCCCATAGAGGTTCCAGATGGGGCTAAACTTAAAAATCAATTACCAGCTATAGAGATGTTATCTGTAGTTAAGGATACTCAAAAGCATTGGGTGCAAAGTGGTAAAAATACTCATTTATGTACTCAAAAATATTTATGTCACAATGTTAGTAATACTGTAACAGTAAAACCAGATGAATGGGATGATGTTACAAAGTATATTTATGACAATAGAAAGTATTTTGCTGGTATTAGTCTAATTCCTCAAAGCGGAGATAAAGACTATCCACAAGCCCCATTTACTACTGTTTATACTAGTAGAGAAATAGTTAAAGAGTACGGAGATGCTGCGCTATGGTGTTCTGGATTAATAGAGCTTGCACTAAACGCATTCAATAATAATCTTTGGGCCGCTTGTGATTATGTAGTATTAAATCAAGCTAATAAAGACCATCATGAATCTAAATTAATGTTTGTAACCAAAATGAAAAACTTTGCTGGTAAATACTTTAATGGAGACACCAGAAGATTAACATACTGTATGAAGGATGTTTATAACTGGAAGATTTATTGTGATTTGTTTAATAGTTTCAAGAAGGTTGATTATACACAACTATTGGAAACTGAAGATAATACTGTCGGGATCGAGGAAATTAGTTGTGCCGGTGGCGCTTGTCTAATTTAACTCTATCCGCGAAAGGTTAACCATTGAGAAAAAAAACTAAAAACTCACAGAAAAAATCCGCAGTTATTGATTTAACTAATGAAATTAGTAGTCCGGCAGAAACCAAATATCGCAATAGATTAAAACCACGCACAGATAATCAAAAAGAATATATCCGCACAGTGGCGGAAAATCACATCACCTTTTGTCAAGGTGTTGCTGGTAGTGGTAAAACACATATTGCCATAGGTATGGCTTTAGAATATCTGTTAGAGAACAAGGTTAAAAAAATTGTTATAACAAGACCAGTAGTAGAAAGTGGAGAAAAGATAGGTTATCTTCCAGGCACAGCAGAAGAAAAGCTACATCCTTATCTACTACCTCTTCTAGACGAGGTAAATCACTTTATCTCTCCCGCCCAATATAATAGTTTAAAAAGTAATAACAGAATAGAGATAGTGCCATTAGGCTTAATGAGAGGACGCAATTTTCATGATTCATTTATTGTGGCCGACGAATGCCAGAACGCATCGTATGATCAATTAAAAATGCTCTTGACAAGGCTTGGTAACAACAGTAAAATGGTACTAACTGGAGATATTAGTCAATCAGATTTACGAAGACATTTACAGGGCGGTTTTTACGTTTTAACTCAACTTTTAAATAACATTGACGGTATCGGCATATCATATCTTGATATGAAAGATATTGTGCGTCATCCAATCATAGGTACTATTTTAACCAAACTTGACTCTTACGAAAATGGAAACCAAACACTCTAGATGCTTAGTGCTTAATGCTGATTATACTCCATTAACTATTATTGGTTGGCAAAAGGCTTTGTTATGGTCTATTAAACATTCATATGATGTTCGTATTGGTGTGGAGATAATAGATTTCTATAAAGATGATTTTATTTGTGGAGTTAATAAAAAATATCCTATCCCTGCTGTTGTAAAAACAGCAAAATATTTTAGAATAAATAACTACAAAGTAAAATTTTCTAGAAAAAACTTATTCATAAGAGATAATTATACCTGTCAATATTGTAATAAAAGATTTGATATTGGTACATTAACATATGATCATGTTATTCCAAAGTCGGTTTGGGATTATAATATAGGATCTCCAACATCTTGGACCAATATTGTTACAGCATGTAGAGAGTGCAACAGAAGAAAAGGTAGTAGAACACCTAAACAAGCCAATATGCCGTTACAGAATTTGCCAAATAAACCTCAAAAAAATGTAAAGTACTTGCCTATAACCACCTATCTATCTAAGATAAGATCAGAGATCCCATCTGAATGGATTGGCTATTTACCAGAATCATATTTATAATGCCTACTTATTCTTATTATTGCGAAAATTGTGAATCAGAGTTTGAGTTGTTTTTCTATATCAAAGACTATGTAGAAAAACCCAAATGTTCTTGTTGTAAAAGTAAAAAAACAATTAGGGAATATACTAAGGATATTATCACCCAAAATACATCTGTAAAAAAATCAGATAGCGAGTTGAAAACCATAGGTGATCTGGCTAATAGAAATAGAGATCGAATGAGCGAGGATCAAAAGGCTGATCTATATAGAAAGCACAATTCATACAAAGAAACAACAGAAGAAAAACCACTACCCAAAGGAATGTCACGCATGAAGAAAGGAACAAAAACCATATGGCCCAGTTAAATGACGAAACCATGTTTTTTCAAAAGAATGTAACTCCATCTACTAAGTCTTATGCCTATTATACTATATTAGGCGATCATGACTATTTAGATGATAATGGTAAACCACGATCTAACGAAGAGAATAATAAGGTTGCAGCCAAGTCTGTGGTTACAGACAATAAACCCGCAAGATATTATATCAAGGTTGGAACTTATGGTAAAATCTATAATCCTATTGGATTATTTAGCGAAGGTAAAAATACCAAGTTTCTATCCAAAATAGGTCGTAAACAATTCGAATTCAAAGAAGTTAATGCTAAAGTATTCGATCTATATATTAATTTTCTTGCTACCAAAAATACCGCATGGTTAAATAATGCTGAAAGGGAACTAAACTAATGGCTAAAATTTCTAAAACCAAAGAGTATGCTATCAAATATTTATCTGATTATGCTAAGAAAAGTCCAGAAGAAATCTCTAATGAATTAAAGCTACCATTAGCAGAAGTAACCAAGGTTCTTGGTGATTCACAACCAAAACCAAAAAACAAAGACAAAACAGCAGATTTAATGATTCGTCATACTTCTGGTAAGAAAAACAATACCGTTAGTATCATGACAGAAAGTGCTGCTCAGTTGTCTGATGAGTTTATCAAGAATATGAATACCAAGAAAACGAACGTAAACTATATTCATAGGCCAAAGACTGATTGAATGTCTGATAAACTTTATCCTTCAAAGTATTCTAACGGTAAACAAGTTACCGCAGCCCAGTATATCACAGAGATAATCTGTGAAAGAAAAGCTAAGAATAGTAAAAAAGATTTACATTATAGATTTTGGACCAATAAATTATGGGAAAAATTCTATAAGGATCAAATTGCTTCTGCGCATAAGTTGTTAAAAAAATACTCTGATACTGCTATTATAAGAGCCCTAAATAGCGATAAGGCTCAAAAAATATACTCTCTGCGAGCACCTTTTTTAACTCCTATCATAGAGCAAGAAGAACAAAAACTACAGAGTCAAAACCAAGAACTGTCACTAAAATTAAGTAGACCAAGCACAGTTAATTTTGATCGTAATTCAGTCAAACAGTCAAATATTATTTCCAAGTTAAAGGATCTAGATAATGAGTCTTAAAGATGATGTGGTTAAAAGCTTCGGTGATAATGTTATATTAAATGGTAATGCTATTATAGACCAAAAAGTATTAACCATTCCAGTAAGTCCATCTATAGACTATGCTCTTAATGGAGGTATTCCAGAAGGCAGTTTTGTTATTTTAACTGGACATCCTAAATGTGGAAAAACGCTAACTTCGTTAGACTTTGCTGCTACGGCACAAAAAGAAATTTATCAAGGAGATTTAAAAAAACCAAGAGAGGTTTATTATTTGAATGTTGAGGGTAGGCTAAGAAAAAGAGACTTAGAAGGTATAGCTAATTTAGATTTATCCAGATTTAATGTTATTGGTAGTCAACAGGGTAAAATATTACATGCCGAGGAATATCTAACCATAGCAGAAAAAATTATTAATGAGATCCCTGGGTCTATTCTTATTATAGACTCGTATTCATCGTTATGTACAGAAGCAGAAATCACCAGTGAAATGGATAAAATGCAAAGAGCAGATGGTGCTAAATTATTGAAAAAGTTTTGCAGAAAGGTCGGCAATGTTATTCCGGTTAATAAAAATATTGTAATTGGTATCACTCATTTAATAGGTAATCCAACCGGATATGGTGCAGAATTTAAAGAGGGCGGTGGTACCGGTATTGCTTATCAGGTAGATGTTAAGTTAAGAGCCAAATCGAGTAAGCCATGGCTATTAGGTGCTGAAAATACACAAATAGGACAAGAAATAGAGTGGATAGTTGGTTCTTCTCCATTAGGACCACCAGGACGCCAAGTTCTAGGTTATATTAGATATGGACAGGGTATAGATAAACAAATGGAAGCTATTGTAATGGCTTCTGATCTTGGATTAATACATAAGGGTGGGGCATGGTATACCTTTACAAGCTTGCCTGATAAGCCTAAGTTTCAAGGAACAGAAAAGGCTAGACAGTACTTAGTTGAAAATGATCTTATATATCAAGATCTTGTAAAAACTATAAAAATAACTTTAGGCATAGAATGATAATTAAAGCTTTAGATGGTCAATCACATAATTGGCTATTAACCGGCAATATGGCTAAAGGTAAAGTTAGCAATAGGTCTTCTTTGCATCTGTCTGCAAGAAAACTGATTACTGGCCACTTCCCCACTCTGCAACTACTAGAAGAAGTGCCGATACCATTGAGGAAGGGCGAGGTATTATATTTAGATTTTTATATACCATTAAAGAAAATTTGCATAGAAGTTCATGGTGAACAACATTTTAAATTTGTACCATTCTACCATTCTACTATGCTTAATTTTTTAAAAGCACAAAAAAGAGATAGAGAAAAACAAGAGTGGTGTGAAATAAATGGAATCAAGTATATTGGTCTTAGATTTGATCAAAAAGAAAATGAATGGAGCGAGTTAATCCAAAATGAGTGCTAAAACATCCAAAGAGGAACTAAAGTATTGGGACGATATACTTGACGAATATGAGAATTCTATAGGACTAGGTATATATTCAGATGTTCATGGATTCACAGAAAGTGAACTAAATACATACTTCACCATGAATAGAGATGCTATAGAGAAATTAGATCCGGAAGATTGTGCTCAAATATCTTATAGATTAGCACAGTACGCATTCTTCTTACAGAGAACTCTTAATAGAGAAATTGCCAGACACAACTGGGCAGAAGAAAATATTAAAGAGACCATAGCAGATGAAATAAATAATTATAAAGGATACGGCTTTGTAGAAAAATCTATACAAGCCATTAAACATAATGATAAAGCCATCTCATTGAATAAGATTAAAAAGTATGCTCAACAGCGCATGGATAGACTATCATATTTAGCTAATAGCGTTAAAAATCTTTCAGATATTATGCTTTCTGTACAAAGGACAAAGGTGAAACATGGGTCTTGATAATGATGATATCAAAGCATTAATAGCAATATTACAAAAGGGTTTAACTAATGATGATGAAAATGAGGTAGAGACACCAAAGCGTAAAACTCAGCGATCATCCAAACCACGACAAACCAAAAAGAAAAGCACAAACAAATTTGATAACATGCCAGAATTTGGTATGTGTAAAGAGGATGTGGAGATAGATCGTAAGATCAAAAAACCACCACCATCACTAAGAAATAGGCCGTTTGAACTTGTTAAGGTTCAATGTAGAATTTGTGGTAAAAAAGATAAGGTTGCACCAAGTATTCTTGAGTCTATGGAAATAGAGAGATACAAGTGTAACAAGTGCGCAACAGGAGCAGGCTGATGATTTTGTGTGATCCCGCCGCAGAAAGAGCGGTATTGGCTGGTATTTGTTCGTATGGTGAAAATGCTTATTTGGACATTGCTGATATATTACAGGAATCATCTTTTACTGTAGATAGCAATACCATTATCTTCAAATGCTTAAAGCATCTTTGCGAGAATAATCACGGAACTATTGATATAGCCTCCATCTATTCTGTGGCTCAGGATTTGGGAGTTTCTCATGTTCTTTCAAAGAAAGAGGAAACCCAGCATCTTAAGGCTATTATGGATTTTCCTGTTAGTCTTGATAATGTTAGAAAATTTGCGGCCAAGATAAGAAAGCTAGAAATAGCTAGACTATTAAGAAAGCAGCTAGAACTAGCTCAGGATAAAATCTTAGAGATAACAGGATCAGAACCAATATCTTCGATTATAGGATTGGCCGAAGATAGTATTTTTAATTTCACTTCGCTGCTAAATGATAGTGATAGTGGTCCAGAACAAATATCTTCTTCTATTGATGATTATATTAAACATCTAGAAGAAACTAAATTGGATCAGGTGGGTATTCCAACAGGATTTCCAATATACGATCAGGCTATTGGTGGTGGACTAAGACGAGGAACAATCAATGTAATTGGTGCTAGACCAAAAGTTGGTAAAACTCTTATGTCTGATAATATGAGTAAAAACATAGCAGCATTAGGTATTCCCATATTAAATATGGATACCGAAATGAATAAAGAAGATCATATTCATAGACTATTGGCTATGATGAGCGAAGTTGATATTAACTCTATCGAAACTGGTAAATTTTCTGAATCTGTTGACAAAAAGAATAAGATACTATCCTCAGCAGAAAAACTAAAAGGTATGAATATATACCACAAAAGTATTGCTGGTATGCCTTTTGAGGATCAATTAGCTATAATGAGAAGATGGCTAGTTAAAGAGGTAGGACTAAATGATGATGGTACAGCCAAAGAGTGTGTGATATTTTATGATTATCTAAAGCTTATGGATAGTGCTGGTATAAGCCAAGATCTTAAAGAATATCAGGTTTTAGGATTTATGATGACCAGTTTGCATAATTTTGCTGTTAGATACAAAGTGCCAATCGTAGCTTTTATACAGTTGAATAGAGATGGTATTTCAAAAGAAAGTACCGACTCTGCTAGTGGTTCAGATCGAATCATTTGGTTGTGTAGCAATTTCTCAATTTTTAAACGCAAGAGCGATGAAGAAATAGCAGAAGATGGGCCAGATGGTGGTAATCGTAAACTAATACCATTAGTATGCAGACACGGTGGCGGTCTGGACGATAACGATTATATCAACTGTCATATGAAGGGATGGTGTGCCCAAATTAAAGAGGGAAGAACGCACTTGGAAATTAAGAATAATGTCAAATCTAATGAAGAAGGTTTTATTGTAGATGAAAACGATAGCGATGAAGACCAAATCCCATTTGAATGATCAATTAAAACTAAAGCTGATTTGTGATCAGGTTTGTGACAATATTGAGCCACTATTAGATTCTTTTGGAATTGATTATAGAACTCAATCCAAGATGATCGTTATGGCCTGTCCCATACATGGTGGAGATAATGCGTCCGCACTTAACTTGTATCCAGAAGGAGACAGTTATAGAGGAAACTGGAAGTGTAGAACGCACAATTGTGAAAAAACATTCAAAGGATCAGTACTAGGATTTATTAGAGGCATATTATCTCGTCATCATCATGGATGGAATAAAGATGGTGATAAGATGTGCTCTTTTAATGAGGCTGTTGATTATGCCCTAAAATTTATTAAACAAGACCTATCCGATCTAAAAATATCCAAAACAGAAAGAGAAAAGAAACAATTCACGAATGTTGTTAACTATCTCAACAAGACAGAAGAAAAAAGCACAAGCAGAGTAACCAGAAGTCAGATAGTCAAATCTTTAATTATTCCTGCTCAATACTATTTAGATCGAAAATATTCACCAGAAATACTAACCAAATATGATGTTGGTTTATGTAGTAAATCTGGTAAAGAGATGAGTGATAGAATTGTTGTGCCAATATATGACAATAACTATAGTTATATGGTAGGATGTACCGGACGAAGCATCCACGAAAAATGTCCAAATTGCAAAGGATTTCATAATCCCAATGGTGGGTGTCCATTACCCGACGATGTTTGGAAATTTTGTAAATGGAAACATAACACAGACTTTAAAAGCCAGAATCATCTTTACAACTTCTGGTTTGCTAAAGAACATATTCTTAAAACATCAACAGTTATTGTGGTAGAAAGTCCTGGTAATGTTTGGAGATTAGAAGAAAACGGTATTCATAATAGTGTAGCTATTTTTGGATCATCCTTGAGCGATAGACAAAAGATCATATTAGATTCATCTGGAGCTATGAATATTGTGATACTAACAGACAACGATGAAGCAGGAATAAAGGCCGCTGAACAAATTAAGAATAAGTGCCAGAATACTTATAGAATTTTTATACCCAAAATATCAAAGAGCGATGTGGGAGAAATGAATAGTGAAGAAATTAATGATCAAATTAAGAATTATCTAGGAAAAATAGTATGACAACAATTTTAGCATTCTCTGGACGAAAACAATCTGGTAAAAGTACATCTGGAGAATATGTACAGGATCTTATCCGTTCTATAAATCCAAAAATCAGCATTAAAACCTATAGCTTTGCTGATCCTCTAAAAAGAAATATTTGTATAGACTTATTAGGATTAACTGAGCAGCAGTGCTATGGTAGTGATGAAGATAAGAATAGTCTGACCAATATTCGCTGGAAAGATATGCCAGACTATGATATATCATGGACTTATGATTCTGAATATGATTCTAGCGGATTTATGACAGCAAGACAAGTTATGGAATTTGTGGGTACAAGAATTTTTAGAAAAATGAAAAATAATATATGGGTAGATGCTACTATTAAACAAATCCATAAAGACAATATCGATATGGCTCTACTATTAGATAATAGATTTCCAAATGAAGTTGATGCTGTTTTAGACTCTGGTGGATTTGTGGTTAGATTAGCGAGAGATCCTTTTCATTCTTGGTCAGAACCTGAGATTGCTCTGGATCCAGTTAAGTACGATTGGTCGAAATTTAGTTGTGTAATAGACAACACAAACTGCTCAATAGACGAAAAGAATAATCTTATCAAACAATTTCTTATTAATCAAGGAATACTTTAGTGTGTCTTAAATAATATTCGGTGTATCTAAGATTAGACATATAAGGAGAAAAATTTATGCCAGCTAAAAAATATTTTATAACTAAAGAATATTT